CAAAGAGTTGCGCTCCACCATAAAGATTTGGTGGATAAATTCTTTGGATATGAATTAACTTGGTCAAGACATAACATAACCGACGAAGATGGAAAATCAGATTATTTTTCGCATAAATATGATTTTAACGACCTTGTTGACTCTCCTATAGAGAGTCAGTGGGGAAAGGGTTCTGATGTCTTTATCGTCGGAAAAGGAAAAGACTATTAATGCCATACAAAAACATTGGACAAAAATGTCCAAAAAACAAAGGAGCAGATATGGGCATAAAAAAAGATAAATTCTCAAATGAATTTAAAAAGGTAAAATTTGACGAGTACGGACTCGTCAAAGATAAAAAATATGAAGAGCTTACTCTTATTATAGAAGAAGCTATAATGGATGATGATACTCCCGAATGGAAAAGAAAACTAGCATTCGCAGTAGATAAAGAATTATATCCCGAAGACTATAAAGAAGAGGAATAAAAAGATATTTTTACTAATGATATTTATAAAACAAAGGAAAAAACAATGATACGATTTATTGAACGCGTAATAGATATATTATCCTCGGATGAGTTTGGGTTTTTTATCATAGCGCTTGCAGTATTAGGGTTAATAGCGCAAATCATAAGAGCCGTCATTTCTTAAAGAGGGAGGCATAATATTATTTCTAGCATTTGAGCATTAGTGAAAATGCTAGAAATAATAAAACAATCATCAACCAACCGCCGAAATCGGCAAAAGGAAAACCATGTATAACAGGAACGAACTTGAATCAATGGCTCATGGCAGAGTCAAAAAGTTGGCTATTGCTAAAGCAAGGCAAAATGGTCATAAAAGGAGTTGGGTACAGACCACTCCAAAAAGTCAATTAATCGACTACATATTGGATGGAAGATTGCCAAAACCAAAAGAAGACACACAAATACCCACACCTCAACCTACTCCTCTCCCACATACACCCCGCCCTGCTAGCACAGAGCAAACTACCGTCGGTGGTTTAGAGGAGATAATCGTAAATGGAGTGCTTACCAAGGTTCAGCCTTTTATAGAGGAAGGCATTGGTAACGCGGTCAAAGAGACCGAGGACACTCTTATATCTACATTCCACGAAGAGACAAATAAGCTAGCTGAAAAGGTAGATAAGAAAATCGAGGGTTTACAGCGTCCTATAAAAGTATACATCAACGACGTAGAGACTAAAGAGGTGTCAGGTCTTAAACATGAAAAATTCGCTGAGGTTTTGGAGTGTTTAAAGCTTTTTGGTCGCGTTTGGACCTTCGGTCCAAGTGGCACAGGAAAATCATTTCTGATTGAGCAGTGTGCTAAGGCTTTAGGGTTCGATAAAGAAGAAGGCACATATGAGTACCTAAAAGGCTCAGCGGGAGTGACGGAATCACATATGACAGGAAGAATGACGTTTGATGGCACATTCATAGACGGCTCCGTAGCAAGAGCGTTCAGAAATGGAACTTTCTTATGTCTTGACGAATTTGACGGATTCGATGCTAATGCGGGATTAGTGTTCAATAGCGTACTAGATAACCAAGGTGTTCTATCCACTCCGAACGATAAAGATAATCCACACGTTCTTAAAAAGGACGGCTTTAATGTAGCGGTTGCTAGCAATACTCTTTGTGACGGACAAGACTTTGAATATGTCGGCAGAGGTCAAATTGATGGTGCTACGCTAGACAGATTGCAAGCCGTTAAAGTTTATATCGACTATGATAAAAACATCGAAAGAGCGCTCTCGGGGGATTTCATAGACATGGCTGAATGCTTGTGGGAATTAAGAAATCGCATACAAAAGAATCACTTGAAGAGGATTATCAGCACTAGGCTTTTTGTCGACGGTCAAACATGGAGACTTGCGGGTAAATCAAATAAGGTGTTACTCGACAAAATAACCTGCGGTTGGACAAAGGAAGAACTTGATAAAATCAACTACACCGAACTCAAAAGGGAGTATAAATAATGGACGAACTTTACAAGAACATACTAAACCCAAAAATCGTCGACGATGAATTTGAGGGTAGGCATGCCATTATTCACATGCCAAACATGAGAACCATGCTACAAGGCATATATGATAACGAGATATTTTGGCATGATGCAGGCGAAGATGGCTCTAGTCGCGAAGAGTGGACTTATGGAAAAAGCGTTGTTGGTCGAGAAAACCTTCGTAGGGCGCTCGTACAAGGTAGAACGTCGGAAAAAATGATAAAACTCTACAGAAAGTTGCGAAATGAGATGGATATGGATGCTAGAATATCTAAGTTTGTAGGCACAGGGTTATCCTGTAAGCGTAAACGCGTAATTAGGGATGATGGAGATGACCTAAGTATGTCTAGGCTCATGGGCGGTAGCGACGAGTATTGGTCAGCTACTGAGCGTAGGTCTCAAAGAGCGAATGTGAGGATAGGCATGAACATGGGGATTGCACACACTCATAAAGAAAAGGATTTTGCTAGGCTAGGAGCCACGCTAGCACTGATTAGTGACGTCCTAACTAAAATGGGATATGCGGTCGAGGTGGTAGCTTACAATTTTGTGAAATACAGAGGAGAAAATGATTGGAAATACTTTGGAATGTCGATACCAATCAAAATGCCTAACGAACCATTAGACATACATAGGCTGATGAGCGCAGGCTTGCAAGGTTTGTTTAGGGATTTCTGCTTTGGATTGATGGATATAGAATACAAATTCTATAGCGGGATGGGGCATCAATGCGAAACAACAGATGCATACAAAAAAGAACTTAACCTTCTCCATGTAGTAGAGCAAAGGTTCTGCCGAACAACTGACGAGGCTATCGACGGACTATCGAAAACTCTTCAAAAGCTAGCAGATAAACCAAATTGGTTTAGGGGGTAATATGGACGAATATACGCTAAGGGAAATAAAAAGCGTTGGTATTGACCATACCAAACTAACAGAAAAACAGATATATATAATTGCGATACCAATTATAGCGCCTGAAAATTATTATCAAGATGGAGAAATATCGCATGAAACCGCAAATTATCTACATAGTCAGAGACTTATCCAGTGTGGTATAATTGGCGAAACATACAAAAAGGCAATGAAACTTGCCGAGTAAAAATAGGAGTAATAACATGAAAATAATTAGAACTGAAAATTTTGTAGCGTGTGATTTTTGCAACGAAGGCGCAGACTCATATGGTGGTGTGCTAGTAGGTAGCGGTACTGCTGTATGCGGAAATTGTAGCGAAAAAAACGAGTTTACCCACAAAGGCATACCTAACCAAGCCTATGAACATAAAGACGAAATTTCGGAGTATTTTGATAAAGATAAAACATTCCAAGAAAATGTAGAACAGTATAGGCTTGAGAAATACGGAACCAAATATGCTACAACCATCATAACCGATTGGGATATATAAACTATTATTTAATTATTGTTTGTTTTTTTGTGAAAACAATAATTAAATAAATAACTAACAAGGAGCAACCATGAGCCAAAGTAAAGAAATGGATAGGTTTATGAAGAGATTAAAGTCCGCAACTAAGGGCAACGAAGAAATCTCTGAACTAATTCTTGACACGATGACGGTAGTAACAAACGTAATTTTACATGCCCTAAGTAAAGGGATAGGTAAAAAACCGCTAGATGAACTTAGTCGTGAACTAAGAATTGAAATTGCAAGTAAAATATGTGCTGATTTAGATGAGACCATTATGCCAATCTATAAAGCTTTAGATGGTGTTTCTGACGCGTCATTTGATGTCACCTCTTTAGCAAGGCACATAAACGCTATTTCAGAGGATATGGAAATGTTTGTTAAGTCATCGACCAATGATAAAGGTGTTCAAAGCATAGAGACGTCAGTAGGAAGGCGCATAGACGATATTGAAGAGGACTTTAAAGATGCAATGAAGAGCATGATGCTCGAAAATCAAGTAGGCAAAGCCTAAAAGGAGTTAACATAGTGGGATATACACATTATTGGAAAAATAAACCATCGTTTAGCAAGCACAGTGTTGCTTGGAATAACTTTATTAAAGATGCTGAGGACATCTTGCTCGTAACTGAGTCTCTTCAGTTGGTTCGTGCGGAGTTTGACCAACTTGACATGATTCCCGAGGTAGGAGAAAACCGAATAAAATTTAACGGAATAGGCGAAGATGGGCATGAGACGTTCATAATAAACAGAGAAGACGATGAAGATTTTGAATTTTGCAAAACCGCAAGAAAACCATATGACAAGATTGTAACTGCCATACTTGCGCTAGCAAAGCATCACTTAGTCATACCCAATATTTCATCAGATGGCACCTCAAACGATTGGGATGAAGGGGTTGACTATGCTAGTAAAATTCTTAATAAAAATATCAAACATCCATTTAACCCTCAATATAAACACAAAAACACAACAGGAGAAAGCATGACACTACATGAAATACCTTTAAGCGAAACAACAAAAATCCTTGTAACCAAGGACACAATAAACGAAAAGACCTTTGGTCAGATTCGTGTATGGACAAAGCCGAAGGACAAAGAGGATTACATACCCACAAAAAAAGGCATAGCGTTTGACCTGTCTAAAACAGGCGCTATTGTTGCAGGTCTTCTGACTCTCGAAGACCAAGAAGGTGTAAAAGCCTAAGCTAGCACACCACGAAGGGGGCGGTTTTCATGGTTCCGCCCCCGAGTTTTAAATAAATAATAAAGGAGCAAATTTTGACAAAATTAAACATAAGAACCAAAGACGAAATAATTATAAAGCTTGTTAGTAAGCTAGAAGAAAAACACAGGAGCGTTAGCACTGAGTCTCGGGCGGTAAATCATGGTTGGGTGTTGGCGCTAGAATGGGTGTGTGGCATGATTGATACCATTGCAGGCGGTAAGGAAAAATCTGAAAAAGGGTGGAGCGTAGTTGAGGAAATAGTAGATAATGTACAAAGAAGAGTGGAAGAAAAAGTTGATGGAGATGAAAAAGAATGAGCGAACTAATAACGTATAACGGAAACTTTAATAATAAAAACTCAATCGCGCTTATATGGCATATTGATGATGTTAAGTTTACACTAAAAGATATGCAAGAGCGTGAATGGTTTAAAAAGAAATACGGAAAATCTATTGAATTAACAGACGAAGATTGCATGGATATACTTGTCGAGATTAAAGACAACCACGATGCTAGCTTGGGAGTTTGCTGGGAAACAATAGAGCATTACATTGATAGATTCCTAGAAGAGAATAAATAAAAAGGAGATGTTGTGGAAAAAATAAAAGAACATATTAACAAGATGTTACACTCAATACAAAACGACCTAGATAATGACTACGCGGATGGTAAATCTTTTGATACAGATTCTTGGGAAACAAATAACGACGGAGAAATAATATCATATGACGTAGGCTATATGAACGCTATGAAATACATTCTTAAAAATATAGATTCTTGGAAAACAAAAAAGTGAGGATAAAAAATGAAAAAGTATAAATACATGTTACGAGTAAAAGCTTATTATCTATACGAAATAGAAGCAGATAGCGAAAGAGAAGCTATGGATATATTTAAAGAAGATAATAGCATAGATGTATCAAAAATCATAATGGAAGACTATGATAAAGCTCATTGTCTCACGAGGGAGAAAAACAAAAAGTGAAATGTAATATATGTAATAAGTATAAAGCGAAAATAAAAGACTATCGATTTATTGATAGCGTCGGTCTTCAAGGTAGCGTGCTAGCTTGTAAATTTTGCTTTAATTTAAACGACGTCGCTATTGTGGATATAAAAAAGAATAACTTAAACCCAAAAGTATTTTTTAAGGAGAAATAAAAATGAAAAATGGATTTATAGAAATTGCCAATAAAACATTGCTTGGCAGGAAGATTTCTAGCATAAAATATATGTCAACTGAAGAGGCAGTGGATTTTGGGTGGTACAAGCGCCCAATGGTAATTGTTCTTGATGATGGTACGGAAATATACCCACAGATGGATGAAGAAGGTAATGAGGGAGGCGCGCTAGCGCTTTATAATGCCGACAAAGAAGGTCAATCTATGTTTAGCGTTATGCCAACCCTCACCCTTGGAGAAAGCGAGGTTGATTATAAAATGGAAATATTCACAGACAAAGAACCTACGCTAGAAACTCTTCAAAGCAGTGTCGGCGGTCATATACAGGTGGTAACCTCTAAAGATGGAAAGGCGGATATTGTCATGGATGAAGATGGTAAGAACAAAGGCAAGGGTATCAATTATCTTGCTACTGAAATGTGGAAAGGTGTTGACAGGAATAAGTGGGATGATGTAATTGTGGGCGATGTTGCCGTATGTATGAAAAAGGCTAGACTTACTTAATATAGAGAAGAAAGGGGAGTTAGCACGCTCCCCTTTCACAACCAACAACTACCACTTAGATATAGAGAGAAGAACCATAAAAAGAGTGGGTTGTTACTTAATAAGTTAAGTATTTACACGCTTAACTCGCTAATACATTTTTAATATCGTTTAACGTAGGATATATTTTATTATCCGCATCATCTTTTGAAAGTATATATTTTTTTGAACTTTCTTTTTCTTTATTCCATTCTTCTTTTCTATCCATAACACCTAAAGGAGAAAATTTATAACTAATATTCGCAGGCACATCATTCCAATGGCGTAGTTCTAGTGCAAGTTTTTCTATCTCTTTAAACGCCTTTCCCTTCCCTATAGTTCCTTTTCTAGCATGTTTTGATATTGATATTATCCCATCTGTGATTTGATACACTTTACTCGCGCTATTTTTCAAATGCGCGCCAAGATGGTCTCTTTGTTCTTTGTAATCTTCTTTAAGCATCGTCAATTTTCCTTTCTATTCTATGCAGTCTCCATAGTTGACTGAGTTGCAAAGCTAGCATCATCAACATCGTAAACTCCCAGTAAGGGAAATACTCCACGCTAAATAAAACTTCCCAGTAGTGTCTCATTTGGTTTCTCCTTTTATTTTACCTATGAATATTCCGCTTCTGCTAATAGTATTTGACTAATATTTCCAACAACTCTCAATGACCTTTGTCTACCTAATTCATCAGCCTTTACTCTTAAGCACCAAGCGGAAAAATACTGCGGTTTTCTACCAAAATTCCCAGTTATTTCTAAACTACCATTAATTTCATACCATTCATTGTCTGATAGATATATATAGTTTATATCCTTAACTGGAACTCCAAATAATTCTTCTATTTGATTCATCCTATATCCTTTGAGTGCTTAGAGGCGGGTGCTAGAAAACGAAGCAAGCCTTTTCTTATTTTTGTAAAAAATAAGTCCTCTTTGCCTTTAAAGTTATTTGGTATATTTTTCTTTTTTCTAGGCATCGTCGCCTCCTATTATCTGTTTAATGTATTTTTTATAAAGCTCAAGCAACATAAGAATCATAAACAACCCTAAGCACCAAACCACAATCGTGGAACCTAGTAAAAATAGGTTGATTATCCAATCTGCTAAGTCCATTACTATCATAATTACTCCCTTCTTTTTAATTAAAGGCGCACATGGGAGATTGCTGATGCGGAGCAACTAGGTTTTTTGTAGTTGTGAGTAACCTAGGAGACATGCGCGCCTTGATTATTTTTGCAAATTGAACATACTTGTCTTTCTTTCTTATATGTTGGAAAGTCTTTATAGTGTATAACATTTCCAATAAAGTCCATTTCCCAACATCTTTTACACTTTTTGCAAAATTTTATATTCTTGTCTGTTTTTTTACCGTCAAAATAATTATGCCTTTTATTTTTTCTTTTAGGGGCGCTCGTCATTCTTTCTTCTTAAAACCTTCTTTTCAAAAAGACAAACAAAAAAAGAAGTTAAACAACGAAAATAATATCGTTGGCGCCAACCTACGATTAACATTTATCATTATTAATGCGCCCCTAAAGATGTTACAAGATTTTTAAATGTTTTATCGAATTTTTCCTTTTCTAGCTTTGATGATTTTTCATCTGAGCTGTCGTCATTTCCAGCATCGTCGACAGCAACTGAGCTAGCATCTTTGCTCGCTGCACCTGATACTTTAGTATCAGGTTGCAGTTTGTTGGTTGTATTTTTATTAATAGCAATTTGTTGCATCACCATATTTTTGGACTCATAATATCCATCGCCACACTCACATAGTTTATCAGCAGTTTTTAACTCTACTTCGGTTGTTTTTTCTTTTCCGCACTCTATACACATCCAATCATATGATTTTTTTATGGATAGATTCTGTATAACCTTTGAACTACTTATAAGCTCATCATCATATCTTTCTTGATTAAGCCATGTGCTAGCCATTGGTATGAATTCTGACTCAGTTCCTGCTTGTTTCCATTGCTTAATGTAAGCCTTTAAGCCATTAATTATATTGCTTTTATCAACCCCGCCATTTCTAAGCTTAACATACTTGTCTTTAGCTCTTTTTTTATTATCTCTTCTAGGATATATTGCCCAAAAATCACTTTCAAATTCATCTTCATAAACCTTTTCTTTAACTGCTTTACTTTTATTTACTTTATTTTCAACTTCTTTATTGGATGGCTTTGCCATAGCTTTGCCATTCCACCTAGCATTAGCGCCCTTTTTCCCATTATTACTCATTCTCTCCCTGTAGCTAATCAAGTTACTTCTTTCAGCCTCTAGCCTTTTATTATAAAGCCTACCGCCGTCCTCATAAAAGCAATTCTTAACTACATTCCAATCGCTATTGAAATTCGGGTGTTTTCCGCATAATATATTTAAATGCCTTGTGTCCGTCGGTAAACTGCCCTCAATCCATTCGTGTGCTAGCAAAGTTATATATATTCCACGCTGCGCCATCGTCATTATCTGCACATCTATATCAGATAAAAAATCTCCTGCATAAAATTGGAATGCGGGAGCTTTGTTCATTTTGTTTTGCATCTATTCTCCTTTGTTTACTATGTCTTCTCTTTTTACAGAAAAATGCTCTGTTCTTGGAAATTTTTTTGTAATAAATATATTATCTCCGCTAATAGAGGATATTTCTCCACTCACATATGTAGCATCACCATCTCTGTTAATGGTTTTTGCGGTAACTATATCGCCTAATTTAAAGTCTTTCTTTAATTGCATCTTCTATCTCATTAAATCTTTCATTGTAAATTCTCATTTCGTCTTTATTTCTATCATCTTCGCTATCTTTGTACTCACTAGAGTTTTCCAATAATGCGTCTCTATCTGATATTAAATCTACAAACTCCTTATAGGGTAGTATTGCATATATTTCACCCCTATCTTCTTTAACTACTTGCAAATCAACAACGCTTGGGTCGGGTTTTATCCAACTTGCTATTTTTTTTCTTACCTTGCACTGTATTCGCCATTTTTTTAATCTTGAATCAATAATAACATCCACTTCTTTATTTTCTCCTAGCGCCCTACCATCACTTCCGTACGCTCGCTCTGAATACAGACCGTATTCTTTTGTTAGGTTCACAACCTCACGTTCAAACCTATTTCCTTTTTGCTTGCTCCTACTTGGCATATTTGCTCGCAAGAGAGGGGGTAGGCGAAACAGGATGATATAATAAAGACCTACCCCCCATTGGAGACATCAAATTAGTTGAGAGAAAGCTCATAATTACCGCCAATATCAACATTGTCCAAGAGTGTGTACAATGCATAATTAGAGGTTTTTCCTGTTGTGCTACTTTTATGGGTTTTCATTGTGGTTGTTATATGATAACCTTCTTTTTTTAGCCTATGTATCACATCAGAAAGCCTAGTTATCCTATATTTTGTTATAGCATTCCATGAGCTAATCTTTTTATTTTCTTTTAAGTGCCTAAGCACAATGTCTTTTTGGGTTATTTTTTTAGAATGGCAAATCATCGTCATCGTCTCCTGCTATTTTCTTGCCAAATTCCTTCATTAACTCCTCACCTTCCTGTACTTGGTCTTCTTGCTTGGGTGTAAGCTCATCATTGCTCAGTAAACTCTGTTGATTTGTTTCTGAGCTAGCACCACCAGAATTATCAGTTGTCTGGGTAGGTTGTTTCGATTCCGACTTTACCGCTTTTTCTGCCATACGAGAAACAAGTTCTGCATTAGCCATAGTTCTCCAATTAGGATTGTCGCTCTTTTCAATAATCCAGCCTATGTAATCTTCGGGTACATCTCTCCAAGGAGTTCCTTTATACTTGCCAAAAGGTATTCCTGTGTTTCTTGATTCTTCGTTCCACTCATCTGAAGCTTGTTTTATTTCTTCGTTTGGCTTTTTACTGACCGAGGGGGTAGGGATAATTGTTTTATGCTCTCTATTGTCCATGCTATCAGCATCTTGTGTGTCATCAATAGCGAACAATCCATTTAATGCATATTTTCTAGCATAAGAAGATGTAGCACCTGTTATTTGGCTATCGTCCATCCCTTTCTTTTGAACAGACTCCCTTGCCCATCCTGTGGTAACTATTGATTCGTTACCGTCGCTAAACGTAGCGGTTGCCTTAATATAGTTAAACTCATTTATACATATTATTTCATCGCTAACCGTTACAAAGCACCCATTTTCCTTTAGTAAAGGTTTTAACCCTTCAAATATATCGGAAAGATTTCTGTAATTATAGCTACCAAATTCGTTTCGATGCCCCTTACCGACCTTTAGTCGCGTCTGAACATCATTCAGTTTTTCGATTATGTTTTTTTGTTTCACTTTATCTCCTTGTTGTTGGTTGTTTTGTAGGAAAAGGTCGTATCCGTTGTTTCTGTGTACCCCATAGGCACATCTCCGCTAGTGCTTATGTATTTTAGTATCTCTTTTTTATCTGGCTTTTCCGTAACTCTTGTTGGAATGTTGTTGTCATAGCAAAATTTTATAAGTTCTTTTTCATCTCCAAATTCCCTACTTGTTCTAGTGGTCATCTTCAATGTTCCATTGGGCATCTTTAAGGTTTTTTTGCCTGTTTTTTGTAACTCACTCTGCATAAAGCTTTCTAATAAGTTCCTTCTGTATGTTATCTGCTTATTAACGGACTCTATCCTTCGGTCATAGAACTCTTTTGATTCTGCTTGTTTATATCTTATATCATGAATCTCATTCTCTAGTTGGCATATTTTCCATAATATTTGGTCTACATGAACGTCTAAGATGTCAGAATCTTCCATTTCCCCATGAAGCTCTTCTAATTTTATTTCTCTTTCATCACTCATCTTCCATCTTCTCCTTCATCAGTTTAAGCTCTTCTTCTAGGTATGTTAGCCTAGTCGCAATCTCAAGCATTATTTCTGTAAGTGATTTTGTAAAGTCAGCCAATGATGTGGTTATATTAGCTATTTCATCAAAAAGTTTACCTATTGACCTCATTTGATTCTTCTCCTCTATTTATTAGGTGTTGATTGTTTTGTTGTGGTGCGATAACATTAAACCCTAAGTTTTCTGCCATTCTATATATTCTTGCATAAAACTCCCTAACGTCTTTTTCGGTTGTTTTATCCGTCCTCTCTATTCTCATCTTTAATAACTTATCATCAAACGTTTGCATTATGAACGCCCCTTACAACTACATGATTAAAGTATCCACATTTACTAGAATTTGCTATGCATTCTTTTCCCGCAAAATCACCATCAACCTTAATGGTTAGTTTTCCGTTTATGCGAGCAAACATTACACCTAGGCATTTGCCCCCATTATAGTTAGCACATTCTCTTCTTGCTAGTGTTTCTGCTTTTTTCATTGCATCCTTTTAATTATTAGTTCTTTCACTAAAGTTACAGAACTAATAATTAAAGGTGTGCTAATGGCTTGTATTCGGTCTTAGAAATAAAATTTAGAAGCTCGGTCTTCATTATAATAAAATTTTTACCGTTTGGCTTGCTTGCCTTGAGCTTTCCTCTTTGTATATACTGCCTTATTGTACCTTTTGAAACCTTTAATTCTTCAGCGACTTGAGAAACTGTTAAAAAATCTTGCAATTTTGCCCCTTTTATTGTTGTTTTGTTTGTATATGTTTGTATGTGGTTGGGGTAAATTATGAAAGTTTACAACAATAGGCAAATGCTTTATTTTTTATTTCTTTTTCTTTTCCATGTTAAATACTCTGCCGCCTCGCGTGGATTAAAAATTGTTGTAATAAGTCTATTGTCATCATCGTCATACGATGGGTCAATAATAGTGACTGGCGCATTAAAAATGTTTTTATCATCCAGCCCTAATTTATCTGCATAATTATCTAATATTTTAAAGCTAGCAACTTGCAATGCGTGCGAAATAAGACCAGATGCAGGGTCTTTTAAAACTTGATACCCTGAAACGTGAGTATGACCGCAAGTTAAAATATGGTCTTTCCATCCCATTTGCGCAGCTTTGGCAACACCATGAGCAGTATTCCACATGGAATTTCCTTTAAAAGTATGCCTTGCGTTAATTCTAATATTTTTTTTGTTTGGAAATTGTAAATTTAATCTAGCACCCCATTTTTCATATACGCCTTTATGGTCTCTCATTATAAAATCTAAAGGGTCACCATCACCAGACCAAACATCGTGGTTTCCTGCTATCAAATAGAGCCAATTAACGCTATTTACAAAATGCTCTGTAAGTCTCCATGACTCTTTTGCGGTTACTGACTGTTGTCCATGTAAAAATGCAAGTCTTCCTATCCAATTATTTTGAACGTCTCCAAGATTTCCTGCAAACATTCCATCTGTATTATTAATTAAATTACATAAAGAATATATTTCTGCAATATCTGTACCATCATCGTCTATATGAGGGTCTCCAAAATGGCAAATACCAATAGGACCATCAGTGTTAATCTTAATATTGATTAATTGTCGGGACTCTTTGCCCTTAATTTTTATAGAATATTTCTTTTTTCTGTGTTCTATTAATTCCTGAATAGGAATATAGTCAGGGTCAAGAGTTTCTTTTACAAACTCTGCTTTTTCTAAAATACTTGGATTGACAGTTCTTTTACCGCAGGCATTGCACATCCACTGCTGTCTTTTGCTACTTGCTCTATATAAATAGCCAAACTTTCTTACCGACCTACTACCGCAATACCTACAACCTATTATATTACCATCAACATCCTTAACAATGGAATTATCCATATTTCATGACAAGTTCTTTAAAATGGTCAACGGTACCAGCTCCCTTTGAGGTGTTATACCATTGCTTCCAATAAGAGGCTTGGTCATCCAATGTTTTGGGCATAGGCTTTGGAACTCTCCAATAATGAAGTCTACAAACAACTATTTGAGCAATAATATTTGTAGTTAAGACCTCTCTCCATACATCTTCATCTGGACTTGTAAAATAACTCCAATCCAAATGACATACGCTAGCAACCTTTTTTAAAAGCTCTTTTCGATATTTTAAATAGTCATTGCAAAGAGAAACAGCTACCCAAGGTTCGCATTGCCAAAAGCCTCTGGCGATATTATTGCCGCCTTTTTGCATTAGGTATTGGTATTTAGACTCAACTAACCCTGTCCTATAAATAAGCATCATGGCGTCATGACTAGAGTATTTAGAACCCATTTTTTGAAGGGTTTCCTTAATAACTGTCATCATCTGTAAAGAATTGACCATTATTTACCCTTAAAAACGCCTTCTAATATATCCGTTACTACATCAACAACTTTTTCAAAAAAGATTTGCTCTTTATCTTCAGATACAAAAGGTATGTCAATACGCTTGTTAATTGCGCTAGCAATCTTTTCGGTCATTTCTTCAGAACCTAAGTGCTTTACAGCTTCTTCTTGCATTTTTTCTGCTTGCTCTTCTGCAAGCTTAATTAGCATTGATTTAATATCCATATTATTTACCTTTCTTTATGTTCATTAATAACAAGACTATAGACAACAAAGCTACCACAATCTGCAACGCTTCATGTATTTGTGTCAAGCCTATAAAATAATTACTAAAACTTATTGCCGCTACTTTCAAACTGTCCATTTTTTAATCCTGATATTTCATCCCTTAGCTTTGCCATTTTATCATTATGCTCAATCTTTATTTCTAAAGCTTGCACTCTTAATTCCATTTGATACCAACCCCAAGCTATAGCTCCCAATAGACTAATCATGTTAATCGCAAACTTCATATCTATTTTAATTCCCTGCACTTCTTAGTCTATCTACTTCTTTTTCAAGATATTTAATTCTTTGATTTTGTTTAATATCGGCTGGGATTTCTGCATCTTGATTTGCTTTAGCATCTTCTTCTAATCTACTAATATGTTCTTCATTAATACTTACCTGATATTCTAAAAAAGATATTCTTGAGTTCAATTCTCCATATCCCCATACCATAGCCCCAATTAATCCGATTGCTTGGAATAACATTGGAAGCGAAATATTGAGACTACTTGAATCTGATATGGGTTTAGTGTCGCCCATTAATCCTACTTAAACTACCTTTAACTTCTGATATTTGATTATCTAAATCATTTATTTCTTTGGTCATAGCGTCAAATTTTCTATCTAGCTTATCATCCGACTGATTCCATCTATTAATAAGCTTGATTACCATACCCTCCATGTTTTCAAGCGTTTCACTTTGACCTTTGTTTTCAACTTTTAAATTTTCTAATGTTTCTTGTTGCTTCGCTGATTTATTAGATAAAGAAACAACAAGATAAACAAACATAGCACCTACTACGCCTATCATTCCCGCTTCGCCATATATTTCCATAAAATCCATTATTTTTTCTTCTTCTTACTTAGCTTTTGGTACCATTTTAATTCTTCTTCCATCTCAGCAAATCTCTCTTGTTCTTCTACTATATGTTTTTCAACAAGTTCTGTAATTGTTTTATTAGCTTGTTCAAAATTTGTCTCAAGATTTTGTATACGAATTTCAATTTGCCAATAGCCATAGACCAGCATTCCAATAAGAACAGCGATTTGACCGAGCCATTTAAGGTTAATGCTAACAATGGCGTTATCATCAAGAACTGTAGCACGATAACTTCTGGCGGTATCAGGTTTTTCACTCACTTAACCTCCCAGCCGCAAACCGACCATCCAGAATCACACCCTGTCAATATAAATATAATTAACAGCAATGCTATAAGATGTGCTAATGTTTTCATTCTTCATTTTCTTTCCATTTGGATGACCCTGAAATGTACTCTTTGACTTCTTCATTCGTATAAACTGAAAATCCACTTAGTGCCTCTACTGCCTTTAGTTCTGCTAATGTACAATCTGTCTTGATACATAACTCACTACCATCTACTGACACTCTTTGTGCAAAATATAATGGATGCCTTTCCAGCATATCAGA